TTTTTCCATGTGTTTACCACCTTGTAAGTGGTATCCTGTTAAGAGTTCATGTAATACACCTTTAGTATTATTTGATGCTCCTCCAACCTTAGTGCTATCATCTTTTGCTTCATTTAAAATTTCTTCTAATTTTTCCAATAAAATTTTTTCGTTTAAAAAACTCTTAAATGTTCTCATTTTCTTACCTTTAACAAATTTTGTTTAGCAAATTCAGCACGATTAACTAATTTAGTGGGTTCTTCCTTACCTTTGTGAGCATAGTTAACAACAAATCCTTCAGGTTTAGATTTTTTACCTGCTATATGGTGGTGATAACGACCTTCATGTGTTTCTAAAGAATTCACCAAAGCATTTTTGGCTTGATGTAAATGGTGGTGCATTGATAATAAATTTTGATAATGAGATTTATTTTTTTCAACATGAGCAATTTGATCGGAACCAATTTTACGTTTTTCAGCTTTACTTTTATCTGTGCTAACTTTGGCTGCCATTTTTTCGTGTTGAGAATGTAAATGCTCTTTAAAACCTTTCACACTTGGTACTTCATCATGCCTTACAGTATGGTTTATGTATGTTGCTAAATGGCCATGTTCTCCACTATGTTTTGAATGGATTGCATCATACATTTTATCTCCATGTGTATCATGAATATCTTTTGCTGCAGCCATATGCTTTTGGAATGTTTTTTCGTTTGCTTCAGAATGTTTTACTTTACTCGTATCATGTTCTGCACCATGTAAATGAACATCTGGATGTTCTTTGAATTTACTTAAATCTGGATGAGGAGATACTTTCATATTGTGAATATCCCTACCATGATATTGTTGGTGAACTACCACACCAACTTTGGATTTCTTAATCTTATCGGCTTCAGACTTTTCTTTTGGGGTGTAGGTAATTGTATTTGGAGTAAAAGAAACCGATTCAACAATATAACTCTCATGGAGAGTCTTGGTTTCTGCATGGTGCATTAAATCACCTTGGTAGACACCGGTCTTAGGTGTTACTTTAGGAAGATGTTTTAATGCGTGTTTGAGTGTTTTTGCCAAACCAGGCGCATGGCCATGGTTTTTATCAATATCTGCTTCGGTATGATTAATCTTAGGATTCTTATTAAAAGCAGACTTAGTGGCAACAAAGAATTTACCTGTTTTAGGATGGTGACCAAAAACGATTGATGGAGAACCATCATATTTCATCGTTAAACCAGAACTTGTGTGTTTAGAAGTAATGTGGGTATGGGCTTTCTGTAAAGCACCATAAGCATGTTCAAAACCTTCACGGCCATGCATCAATGGCCTATCTTCAGCATGGTGAATATGCTTTAGTTGGGACGCTTCTTCAGTTTCTTCTTTTAAGAATGATAAAAATTTTAACATGGTTTTCTCTCTGATATGCAACACACTTTGGTTGCCGGTTCCCTTATTTATACAACATCCAATTTATCTGGTCGGGAACCTAGAAAGATTGGCTTAGATACATAGTGTCAAAATTGTTGGATTTTTTTATAAATCCTTTATATTTAAAAAGATATCCTTATCATTTTTTCTAACGGCTTCAATTCTTTGTTTGATTTCTTTGAAGAAATTCCATGCTAGTGGTATAAATAAAATCTTTTCATCTTCGGCAAAAGACTTCAACATATCAACACCAACAATCTCAACGGATGAACCTGGAGTATAAAGACCTTGCTTTAGTGGATTATCATCTATAATTAAGTTAAAAGGAACTTTGGCAAAATTTAAAAAAGTATTACCTTTGGCTGGCGCCCCATAACCCACTATTTTGTAACCTTGAGCACGCCAATAATGAATTTGTGTTCTAAAAGTATTTACCAAATTTAAACAGTTTTGTAAATAGGTTTCATATGTTTTATTATCATATAGTCCAGCAGCAGTTTCCATATCGATTAAGTTTTTAATGTTACTTGGTGCAGACCTGTCAGCACTTATGATAAAAACATAACTTGTACCGTGAATAGGGGTTTTAATAACATCAATTAAATTTAATCTTGCTCTATTACATAATAATAACATAGATTTAATATTATAAAATGATATATGCTCATGGTATATGGTATCAAATTCGTTGTTCAATATCATATCAGCTTGAGAAGTTTGTATGAAAATTAGACCTTCATAATTTAAATTTTCTCTGCAATTTTCTAAAAGTTTTAATGGATTTGGATTGTGAGCAAAGGCATTTTGAATTGTGATGATGTCAACTTTTTGTTTATAAGATTCATCAAAATAACCACAAACAACATTGTGATTTTTGGAAGATAATGAAAAAAGATTTTCTGCTGGATCAACACCATAAGTTGTCAATCCTTTATTTTTGAATTTATCTAATTGAGTTCCATCATTACAACCAATGTCCAAAACTGATTGTGCTAGATTTCTATTTTTATTGATTCTTTCAATACAAAAATCAGCAAACCAATCCATATAATCAACATAAGTTCTTGTTGTGCCACTAACATACAAATAATTTTTATAGATTAAATCAGGATCAACAATATGTGTTAATTGAACATGATAACAATTTTCACAGCATTGAATTGCTAAAGGAAAAAAATCTTCGGCATCATCTTTATTTTTTTTGTATGAATTGGCCAAAGGTTGGTCATTTAAATCCAATATAACTTTTAAATGATTATGGCCACAAGCCAAACAATTATCAAGTTTTTGTGTTTTGTTTATCATAATATTTTCTCATATAAGTTTCAGAATATAAACCAGGATTAGGAGAACAAAGTCTTGCTGGTGGACTATCTATATTAAATATTTTTTTAGCTTTATGTAATGGCCAAAATTCAGCAACCATCCTATCCAAATGATATGGTTGTTTATTGTTTTTCCACCAAACAGAATCAGAAATATCATCCAGTTTTCTCAAATAATCACTTCTTACCCACCAAAAATTTCCACTAAAATGGGGAAAAGGATCATAATTGAAATTACAACCGGCTGCATCATTTGTATATAATCCTCCAACACAAGTTTCCCATCTTTCAATAAATCCCCATTCAAGATATTTTCTCCAATAAAAATAATTTTTAAATGTTGATACTTCACCTTTTTTGAAGTAATTTGGAAATGCTGTGACACCTTTACTGTGAAAATATAAACCAAAAAAATCTTTAGTTTTTGCATCGTCCCACATTCTTTTAATTGTTGGAATTTCAAATACAAATTTATTTTCTGATTGACCTTTTTCGTTAGCAAAATCTTTTAAATCATCACTTGTTACATTATTAATTATTTCGTGTATTTCTATTTTAGAATATAATGAACAAATATCTCTAAATAATTTTATCTGTTCTTGATTTCCAAGAGCTGTAAAGCTGAGAACTTCCATAGCATCATGTAAACCAAAATCTTCTAATTGTTTCATTTGGTCCATGAATATATAAATCCAAGAACCATCATCATTTAAATAATGATGATTATATAATCTAATTTTCATTAAATATTTCCAGACTTACAATTAGGAAAATTATCTAATATTTTTTCTAATATTGTAGCATCTTGACAAACAACTCCCAATCCACAACTTTCAGAAAAATATGCTTTAGGTAATTCTATTTCATTATAAAATTTTCCTACAGTATCTCTATAAGAAAATAAATCGTGCATTATAATAACTCCACCATTCTCGACAAACGGACTCCAAGTGTCCCAATCTCTTTTCACACATTCATATGAATGATCCCCATCAATATGTAATATTTGGATAGGTTCTTTCCATACTTTGGCTATCTCACAAAAATCTCCTTTGATGACTTCTACATTATCGAATTGGTGTTTTTCTTTGAATTCCATTACAACATCATAAGTATCCGATCCACTACTATATCCTGCAGCCACATCAAATAAATCTATACCATAAACTTTACCAATTCTAGGTGTGGCTAAACAATACAATGAATATCCATAATCTACACCCAAATCAACTGTAACTTTGGGATTAATATTTTCAACTAACCAAATAGCAAATTTTTTATGATCTGTCCATGCTGTTTGTAAATCTTCGACTTTATTTGTTTCCATTTTTTTAATGTTTCTTCCTTCGTAGAAATTTTTATAGTTATGTGCAATATCATAATTAACTTTTATTTCATCCAAATTAATACTTGGATTTTCAGGATGAATATTATATAATCTAGGATTAATTGAATATTGTTTTCCTGCTACAAAATAAAGCATTTGTAAAAAATAATCGTTCCATCCAAACTGATGTTGATTAGGATGAAATCTATCAAAATTATTATTTAAAAAATCCATATACTTATAAAAATTTTCTATATATGTTGAAGTTTTAAATATTGTTCCTGCTCCAGCACCATAATAAGGATGATTTGGCCTTACACCAGAAATCTTTTCAATTTCATTTTGAATTTCTTCATTAATATAACTAAATTCATTATGTCCGTTTGGTGCTAATACTCCATCAATATAACGAGTATCATAAGAAGCAATTTCCCAATTTTCATCGAATTGAATTTCATTTAAACAAATGACATCATCTTCCGAAAACATAAAATGTGTGGTGTCCATTGCAATGGCTGCCATCATTATTCTTTTCATGAATTCATATATTTGATGTTTATTATAACCCCAATGCTGTGAAGGATATCCAAGACTAGATTGATTTTGTAAATAAATTACATTATATTTTTGGCATATATCATATTGATCTTGACTACCTCCATCAGCAGACAAGAAATAAGGAATATTAGGATGATATTTACGAAAAGAAGCAATTGAAGCTTCTAATCCCGATTTATTATTTTTATTCCAATGAAAGATTCCTAAAGATTTCATAAATCAAGCCATTCTGTATTTTTAGTATACCATTGAACAACTTGATTAATTCGTTCTTCTAAAGAAACTTTTGGCTCCCAACCTAAAGATCGCATATAATCACCAGATAAAGCGTAACGCATATCATGGCCAGGTCGTGATGAATGAAAATCCATCATTTCATATTTTAATTCTTTTCCTTGTGCGTTAGCAATCATTTTAGCTAATGTTAGATTATCAACTTCTTCTTTTCCAACAATATTAAATTTAGGACACTTTGCGTGACCATAATCCATAGTAGGTTCAATTTTATTTGTCAACAAAAATAGTAGAGCATCAGCAACATCTGAAGCGTGAACATAAAACCTACTACCAGCAACTGTCTTTGTTTTATCTGAATGAATAATAACAGTTTCGTCCAACATTACCTTACGAGTACATAAAGGAATAAATTTTTCAGGAGTTTGTCGTTCACCAAACACATTCATTGTGTGTGTAATATACATTGGTAGTTTATAAGTGTTTTCATAACCAACACAAAGTTCTTCTGCTGCAGCTTTGGATGCTGAATAAGGATTTGTTGAATTATATCTTGCTCTTTCTTCATATGCAACACCGGGAGGCGCAACACCAAAGATTTCGTCAGTACCAAAATAAAGAAACCTCTCTAAAGAATCTAATTTTCGAGCATATTCCAACATATGAGCAGAACCAATGATATTATCATTAATAAACTCCATCGGATGACTAATTGATCTATCGACATGGGAAGAAGCTGCTAGATGAAGAATGATATCAGGTTTACCTATAAAATTGGCAACAAGAGGATTTATTTCTGCTTTTAAATCATGAAAAACCACTTTAACTCTTTTTTGTTCACTCGGACTATATTTTTCCATTACTTGGTGTAAACGATTTAAATTGCCAGAATAATCTAATCTGTCCAATGTAACAATTTGCCAATCAGTTGTTTGCATAAACAAATCAATGACATGATGTGCAATAAATCCGGCACCACCGGTAATTAATACTTTTTTACTCATTTTTTATCCCCAAGTTGTTCCTTCAAAATCCAACCAATATGTTATAAGTTTTCCTTTACCATTTAAATAGTGGAAAGGAAATGAATGTACCAGCGCTCTGCTAGAATAATAGTATAACAAATCTTTTGGTACTTTGTCAAGCGATCCAGCGAAATGTGAAGTGGCAGTATCACCACCAGCAAAAATTTCACACTCCATAATATGATTTAGGTTAGTATTATAATCTGTGCTTATTTGCCAGTTTTCAGCAGTAAGTGGTATATTTGGACTTATACAAATAACTTTCTCATAATCGTTATAATTTTCTTTATTAAACTGCATAATAATTTTTTCAAAAGTTGGTATTGGCCAATTTCGATACTGATTATATGGAGCATCTAATAAAGGACAAATTACAATTTTCTTTTTTTGTTCTCTATTATTTTTAATTACAACTAAATCACCAGAAATATCACGATAATCAAATATATTTACTTTTCTCCAAGGTAAAGTTTTTTCTCCTTGAGTTATTGAAAAATAATTAGTACATTCCAATAGTTTATTATACATTTGTTTACAGTAGTCAGCTGAATTTATTGATCCCTCTTTCATATGAAACTGTAAATCTATATTTCCTTGCTGACGTAAATGTTCAACTACATTTGCTATAGCAATCAAATCACCACTTCTTGCTGGACCTCCAAAAATTCCATCCTCGATATTTAATATCAAGATTTTTCTCCAACAATCATAAATGAATCGTTTATATCACGTTCAGAATTGAATATATTAATATATCCTCGAGCCATCATGTAATCTTTAATCATCACAGGAGTAAAAACATGAAGGTGTTTTCTATTGTTCCAAGGACGCCAATACTCTTGATTATAATGTGGAAGATATAAAAATAAAACTCCTCCAACTTTTAGTTTTGATGTCCAATAATCTAAAGCGGTTACCCAATCAGGAAGATGCTCCAAACAATGGCTAGAATATACATAATCTAAATCACTATAAGAAAATTTATATGCGTCATTACCATCTTTAAAATTTAAATCAATTCCTGTTGCTCCAGGAAAACACCACTCCTGTCGATTACAACCAATATCTACACCATTTCCTTGGCAAAAATGCTTAGCATATGCAATAGCAAATTGTGAAGCATTACCTTCAGATTGAAGATGTGGATAATTTCTACTTTTATATTTTATAATTTTCATATTTTAAAAATTGTATTCGTGCATCGTGTTAATCACCCTAACATCATCTGTTTCTGAATAGTGCATAGGCTCTGAATGAGGTATATTTAAAAAATCGTGATATAGTGGATATCCATCATAAGTTTCGTCCAAAAGACCTTTTTCTTTAACAGATTGGTACCAAGCTGGTTCAACGGAATAATTTGTTGAAGCATTGATTCTATACAATTCATTCATATTGAATGTTTGAGGTAAAAAATCAATATCAGAAAAAAAACAAAGTGTTCCTAAATCTATTGCATTTCTACAAGTTACTAATCTTTTTTGTTTTGATTTACTTCTTGTAATAATTTCATGCACGTCCAAATTAGGACTCAAATCAAAACAAGTTTTAAAAATGTATTTAAATCCATATTTTCTTAAAAATTCTATACCATTATGAATAGCGAGTAGTTCAGCACAAACATGATTAGGCCTTTCAGGATGACCATTGATTTGCCAAGGATTATATTTGTCATATAGATAAGCATCACAATAACTTTGTGTTTCTTCATCCAATATTGAATGTGAAGATAAGCAAACATAATGGCCAGATTCTTTTAATTTTTTTACTAATGTTTTAGCCATCAATTTTTTCTTATCGGAATTAGTTCCATCACAATAAGCAGTAACAATAATTGCTGTATCTTCATTCATAGTATTGCCTCCAAATCTTTTGCATGAACTAATTTTCCTTTTCGATTTAGATAAAAGTGTTTTTCAAATACTTTATCGATATTTTTATTTTGATCCCAAAGAACATCATCACCTACACGCCATTCAGGTTTCCAATCTTCTGCTTTCCATACACAGTATAAAGGAACATTACATAGGTCGGCAAGCATTCCAACACCAGTTAAGTTGGTAATAAATGGTTTTTTTAAATTTTTAATAATATACGCATTTTCTAACATTGGTTTATTAAAATCAATAAATTCATATTGTGTAAGATGTGATAATATATGGGTTTCTCTACGAGCATCAATATCGCCTACAGACCAACGGTCACCAACATAATAAGTATCTTTTATAGTAATATCATATTCCGGTGTTTTTACTATGAAATCATCATCAACTTGAAAATCAATACCATACTTGTCATTCATCCAATTTTCATAACGGCAAGTTTCAATTGGCCTATCAGGATTATTCTTATCTTCTCTGATTGGCCAACTACTTAATTGTATAAGGTCACCATATATAAAAACATCATCATCAAATTCAACGTTAGAAAATATATCTTGATACATCAAAAATTCTTTGATGCCATTAAATTTTTTCATTGGACTTTTTATAATTAAATCATATTTTCCAAATTTTTTACTGAGGCCTGACATCACAGGCATACCATTTAAAAAATCTCCGAGATTTGCAGTTCCAATAAGATATAATTTCATTTTACGGTATCATTAAAGTTATTAAACAAAATAAACGAATCGTGACCTAACTGGTGATCAGGTATAATATTTAAATTAAACATTTCAGGTTTTTTTAAAGAAGCCATTAACCATAATGTTTGATCGTCATCAATTAAATTTTTCGATAACAATTCGTTCATACTTTCTACAATTAATCTATTTACTTCAGGCCATAAATTTTTATGACCTACTTGTTTAGCACCAAGAATATAAACAATATTATTAAATATTGCCGTTTCGATAGGTTGGTTTTTAGGATATTCACGATAACCAAATAATTGAAATTTTTCTTGGCCAAAGTTATATGACCATTTTTTGCTTGGTGGAATTTTATCAGCACTTCTACAATAACCAAAATCTATTGAAGCTGCATAGTCATTAGTGATTAAATTATTATCTAAAGACCATTTAACAAAAAAAGATTTTAAATACATCAATTGGATATAATCTGGATTCCAGTATTCGGGATTAATTCTTTGTGAAGGATTAACTAAATTAGCATAGGATGGTAATCTTTGAATTTCATAGTATTTCTTTTTTTCTTCAGCAAATTGATTATGATAATCAAAAGGAATCACTTTGGTTTTATCTTCTTTTCCTTTTCTTAAAGACATTACTCGATCAACAAAATTAGGTGAAGTATAAACAATTATTTCGTTATCTAGTTGCGCCATGTAGCTAAAGCGTTCAAAATAAGTATCTACTGTACGGTGTAGATAGTGTGGAAATCCTTTGTCTGGAGTCCATTCACCTCTTCCTGTATCAAAAAAGAAGGTTACAATACTAACTTCGTTGTTCATATAATTTTTTTCCTAAATCTCTAATAATATTTTCAAAATCAAATGGTCCAATTTTTATACCTAGAGTTTTTTCCAATTTACTATTATCAAGTATAAATTGTCTATAGATTTCATTACCGTTTCGATTAATTTTTCCACCATATTCATATCCAGAGATTAAACTTTTAATAAAAACATCAGTTTCTAATCCGTAATTGGAACTTAGATTAAAAACACCAACTGGTTTTTTCAAACAAACCTGTTCAATTATTTTTACTGCATCTTCAACAAATAAAAAATCTCTACGCACACTACCATCAAAAGTTAAAGTTATTCCACCTTCATTAACTAACTGCGACATACAATATCCCATAAATGAATTTCTACCAAATTCATAACCAAATATATTTGAACCTCTCAATATTGTTATTTGATTTGAAAAGTTAGACAACAATTTAATTTCTGTATTTAATTTATTTTTACCATAATTATCAAATGGATTTGGTGTAGAAAATTCATCATATGTTTTTAACTCTTTGTTTTCACCATAAATTCTACTTGTAGATAACATAACATAATGGCAATTACTTTGGCAAGCTTTTTTACCTATCTCAAAATCAACATCAATCTTTACAGCATATGGATATATTTTATATAATGGATTTAAAGCACAATTCAACACAACATCATATTTTGATAAATCAATTTTGGAAAAATCTTTATATGCAACTTTATCAACATTCTTCATGTGTTTAGCTATAAAACTATTTGCACCAACTACCAAGGTTTTCATTTTATCCAATACCAAACATCATTATTTGTCTTTAATATTTCTTTACCAACTTTAGTTGCAAATTCAACAACCGCTTTTCTTACTGCAGGTATTGCATCAAAATCATGGCCAGAAAATATTCCACCGTCTTTCATCATTGAATAATAATTTTCACAATCAAATTTTACTTGATCATATGTATGTAAGCCATCAATAAAAATTAAATCAAACATATTATCTTGAAATTGATTTACAGCCTCATTTGATGTTTGTCTATATTGAATAAATCTTGAACCATAAGAAGAAAATCTTTTTAATACATCCTGATACATTTGTTCTCTGTTATTAACAAATCCTCCATTCCAATCTGTGAAGTCTGTATACGGATCAATCGAATGTAATATTAACCCACTATTTACTTCTAATAAAAATTGTGCAGTTTCACCCGAATCAGAACCAATTTCTAAAGCAACTGGAGATTTAAAGTTTTGGATTAATTTACCAAGGCCTATTCCTGAAGGCTCATATTTCATAGAATAACCTGTTTCAGTATTAAAAGTTAGTATTTCACTCATTTATATTCCTTTATGTTCTGTATATAAAATATTCTTCGGGACTTTCTTGGCCATATTTTTCTTGAATGAATTTTTTTAATTCTGGAACACGGTCATATTGATGTACGATTGGAAAAACTTTATTGGTATAATCTTTTAACAAACCATCTTCAAAGAATGGTTCAACAATAAGTAAATTTGGTCTGAATTGTTCAATCTTAGATGGATCCATAATTGTGCCTAATTCAGCAGCCCATTTATTTGTTTTGTGAACTATATCTTTAAATGGTTGTGTGTTGATTAATACATTGAATACTGCTTGGTCAACGATAGGAATTGGCCGGTTGACGCTATTAGTGAAGATATGAAACACCATATCTTTTACATATTCAGATTCACCACCGAATGTTCCAACATTAAATATTTCATTATTTTTAAATTCTTCATAAACAAATGAACCATATGTTTGAAATAAATTATCGTTACCCCAAGCTTCATCTTTATATTTTAGTCCTTCTGAAGCAATAACTAATTTATGACCAACAATGTCTTTGAAAGGGTCTGTTTGGAAATAAACATCTTTAACATCTGTTGTAACAACATATTGATAATTTTTGAAGTGGCTTCTTAAATACGCATAGATTGACAAGAAACGCATCACATGAATTGGTATATTTTGTACTTGCATCATTGGAACAAGAATAACCTCTTGTTCATTTAACCAATCTATGGTTTCTTTTGATGTATTACCATAAACTAAAACAACATCATTATCACCAGCAACTTCTTTTGCCGATAATACCCAAGGTTTTAATTGGCTAATTCCGTAATTTGTAAACCCGCCAATGATTAGATTTTTCATATTATAGTTCAGCTCTCTTTTTAATAAAATTCAATATTTCTTGATCATCTTTTTGATCTTCTCTAGGGGTAAATAATGCTTTACCTCTTTTACTTATATCTTCTGTAGGAATAACATAATACAAAGCTAAACTTTTTCTAAAAGTTCCTGAAGGAGGATTAATTGGTCCAGGAACTCCATGCCATGAATTTTGTGTTGTATCAAATATTATTGCACGATTGAAAAATGGAATAATTTTTTTAATACATTCCTTTGGTTGATTTGTTTCTTCATCATTTGACCATAGTTCTAAACAACCACCCCATTCTTCTTTCCAATTTGGTGTTAGATAGACAATCAAATTCAATTTTCGTTTCATACCCAATTTTGGATGAATATCATAATCAACATGAATATTTAAATAATCGCCTGCTTGGTGCATATGTACGCCACCGCCATGTAAACCATAATCTGGTTGTAATTTATGTTGTCTAGAAAGTTCTTTTAAATAATTATTAAATTTTTCACTTACGAGATATGTTGTAGCTGAATAAAGATTTTTAGGAAATTTAGTCCAATTCTGTAATGTTCTTTTCTTTTCTATAGGATTATCATATTTTGCATCAAGTGTTTCCAAATTATAATCTGGCATATCATTAAAAATGTTTAAAGCAACTTCTTGTTTAAAGAAATTATCAATCACAACATGATTAAAAGGTGTTGAATAAAAAAAGGATCTAGATAAATCTTCCCAATTTTGTGAATTAATTAGTTCTTGGTTCGCCATGGATAATTGCCATCATATTTTTTATTCATCACTTCATTACCATTAATAAAGAAATCTGATGTGACTGATCCTTTACCACCATCGACACGATAATGCACCGTATATTCATTTGTGCAATCCCACTTAGGGAAATGTTGTGTTACTGCTGATAAGAAAACTCTATCTTGGCCCCACCCACCATGCCACGCAGAAGCCAATTTTACAGCAACAGATGTTTTAAGGCAATAGCTATTAGTATCAATATGATTTATTCCATGATAAGTTTGCCATTTGCCTAATGATTCACAATCATCAAAGCAAACAAACTTACCAGATTTATCGTGGATTTGCCGTAAAGAATAACACCAATCTAAATTTCTTTTTTCAATTGTTTCGACACACTTTGCAATATGTGATTCATAAAGCCAATTATCTTGATCCAACCACATAACATATTCAGTATCAATTAAATGGGTAAATGCAGCATAAACACGGTGGCCATAAAAGCCTTTTGCACCAACATTAATTGGTAATGTACAGGTTACAAGATTTTTTGTGTCAGTATCTTTTTCAATATATTTGATAAGATTTTTTACTGTATATTCGTGGTCTTTACCATCAATTACAAGATAACACTTGGTTGGATATTTTTGGTTTAATACAGATTTAATTGCATCAACAGAATCAGGAGAACCTGTTGTTGGTATAATCACAGTTGCGCTCATAATTTAATTCCTTGTCAGTTTCAATATCTTTTCTATTTGCTTTTCAATTAAAGGTTTACGATTTGGCCAATATATATATTCTTTGTCCCCAGTCGAATGTAATTTGGTGAGAAAAGGAATAATTATCTTTTCAACTTCATTTAATCTTTTCTTATAATCATCTGCCGTTTCGGCTGTTTTGTTAATGACAGAATTATATTCGGCTTCAGATACAGCCGAAAATCCAAAATCATCTTCTAAGTTATCATACTCTTTAGCGAGTTTATCGAAATCTATTAGTGCCAT